GGGATGACCCTCGACGAGTCGGACATGCGCTATCTCAGATCGGAGTTCTCCTCGCTCCGCGACACCATCGCAGCGGACCGTGAGAACACCAGAGAGCGTCTGGACGACCACGACCGCATCCTGATCGGTCACGGCGAGGTAGCGCGAACCGGCGGTGTCGTGGTTGACGATAGTCTCCGCGAAGCGCGCGGCGGCATCCGTCATGGTCAGGTTCGACCACTTCTCGATGACCACCCCGCCCTTCTCGAAGGCGAGGTCGAACTCCGTTGCCTCGCCCGACGCGGCAGCGGACACGCGAACGTAGATGTCGTCGGTGAACCCGCCCGGGGTCTTGCCGTCCACCTTCAACGTGTCCACCGCGGCGCCGGTCCCTCCGGAGTGGGTCACGTTGTCGAGCCCGCACTCGTCGTCGGCGGTCGATGCCGCTGTGACAAGTACGTCGGAAAGGACACCCGTCGTCGCGGAGGTGAGTCGCAGGAATCCGCCGGGCGCCTCGGAGACGACCACATTCCCAGGAAGGGTGCCGGCCGCTTCGATGACGAGCTTCGCTTCGGCTGCCGTCACGGCGTCGATATCGAGGAGATCCGACGAGCCGGTTCCGTTCACCTCGGCCACGTTGAAGCCGATGGCAACGTTCGCCGTCCCACCCGTCACTTCCACATAGGAGCCCTTGCCCCGCTTGTCGCTCGTGATCGTCACCTTCGTCCCGCCGCTCGTCGCGCTTGCGCTGGCTCCGACGAGCTTCACGTTCAGAACCGCCGCCACTTCCTCGGCGGTAGCGTTCGCGATGTCCACGAACTCGCCCGTCAGGAATGCGACGGTCTGTACGGTTCCGCGGTCGATCTTCACGGTGAGGTTCTGGCCGGTGACCAGCGCGTATACCTCGGCATTCGTACACTCACGCAACGCCGCGGTAGCGTTGAACGTCGCGGTGCCCGAGAACGCCGCACCGTCCACCTCGACGATGAGCGTGTCTCCCGGTTCCAGATCCCACGGCCCCGCGACGGAGCCGGTCACGACGCCAGCCGTCGGGCCGGTTGCCGCCGTGAGCAGCATCAGCGTCCCCTTCGTGGCGGTCGCGGTGGCCGGCGTGGCGACGTCGGTGTAGTGGCAGGTGCGGGTGAAATAGAGGAACTGACCGCCCCCCTTGAAGAAGGCGCGCACCTGATGCACCGCCTGCGAGTTCGCGAAGTCGCCGCCGAACAGGCGCACGAACTCCTCGAAGGAGGTGCACAGCGTCGAGACGCCGAGCGGGCCCCTCTCCGAGATGCCGACGACGGAGAGCACCGCCGTCGGAAGCGCGGGGAGGGTGCGGACGCTGGGCTCGCTCTCCGTAGTGATGACCTTTGACGCCAGAAACTGATCGCTCATCGCCTACCTCCCTCAACCCTGCGCGCGCGAACGCGAGCGCGGGCGCGTACGTCCCACGGCCACCGCTGCGGCCGGTGTCACTTCCCTGCTGGTTTCGTTAGGAACACGAGCGGCGCCGGATTCCGGCATCCGCTCGACCATCAGCCTGCGCGCCTTGACGTCCTGTGCGATCTCGGGAACCGCCAGCGCCTCGGGTCGCGCGACCACCGTTTCCCCGACGAGGATCGTGAGGACCGCCGGGACGCTGTGCCGCACGATCCGGTAGCCGCTGGCTCCGTTTGATGCCTTCGCGTCCTGATGGGTCACGGTACGCCGACAAGCGCACACAGCGCCGTCGCCTGTGCAGTAGTAGCGGTGGGTGAGGTTGTAGATCCGCGGCTGCGTCGTCCTGTTTTTCAGCTTGATCATCATACCCTCCCGCCCTACTCCTTCAGTCCGACCTCGATGGTAACGCCATCTGCGGTCGTTCGTCCACCTCTCTCGCGGCGTAGATCGTTCGACACACCCGCGAGCCCCTCACGGACCACCCCGCGTACGATGGCGGTAACGGTGAAACTTCGCACGTTTGCCTCGTTCGGCGCGGAGGTGATACGGAACCCCGGCGCCAGAGGGACACGCATCTCGTACGAAACCGTGCCGGCCCCCACGTTGTCCGGATCACGGGCGAGGACGAGCCACTTCGTCCGGTCGAAGAAGTCGACGGTGGCGTCGAGGAGCGCAAGAAGCTGCGTCTGTTTCTCCGCGGCGCCGGTCAACGCGAACGTCAACGCGAACGTGCGAGAGGTCCGCATTTCCCGGAAGGTGGCATCGCCGTCCTCCACCTCCTCCGGCACGTTCGTACTGAACTCGCGGTCTTCGACGATCTCCGGTCCCGCAATGGTGATGCCGGGCAGCGCCGCGAGCATCGCCACGTCCACACCGCCCGGGACATCGTCGAACTCGGTGTGGACCATCGGTACGACGTTGGGGTGGACGACACGCTTCAGCGCCCGCAGTAGCTCGCGGAAGATCCGTTGGATGACCGGCTCCCGGGTCAAGTCGGGGAGTCCAAAGGTGAAGCCGCCCGTCTTCGTCACCGTCTCGCCTGTGATCGGCACGCCCGCGTCGTCGATGTTCGTCAGGACGACGTTCACTACACCGGCCGCGTGCGTGGGCGCCCGCGCGGTCAGGAGCGTAGCCGACAACACCTTCACCGCTTGCGCCGCGGTTCCGTCGAAGGTCACGGCAACAGTCTGCGCGTAGGGGGGAACGGGGCCCGTGGACGGCGGTGCGGCGGGGATACGGAAGTTCGTACCTACGATCTCGCACAACGTCCATCCGCCCGTGGGCCCTGTGGAGGGGGTGATTGAAGTGATCGTCGGTGTCGTCACGGGATGAACCTAGCATGGAACATCCGGGTCAGGTAGCAACCCCGCCCGACATGTTTCCGATGTCCCCGCCCATCAGCTTCGCAAGCCGCGCCGCGAAGCGCTGGCCTAGTTGCTCGGCCGGCTGCCCCCACTTCTGCCACACGGGCGCGATGAACGGACGCGGAGGGATACGGATGACGACGATCCCCACGGAAGCCTTCGACCCCTTCGACTGCGAAGGGAACCCCGCCTTGCGGAAAAGGACCCCGAGGAAGCGGCGCATCCGATCCGTGATGCGGATGATGATGGGGCCGGCACCGTACTCGTTCATCGCGGCGATGTTGGCGATGGGCTTGCCGTCGGACCCTGCAGCCTGCCGCAGTACGCCGACGAACACCTTCCCCGCCTGCTCCTTCACCGTCACGGCGTTCCGGAGATCGCCGCGCCGGATCAGCGCCTTCGACCCCCCGAACCCCTTTAGCTTCCGCGCCGCTACCGTCAGCGGGGACAGCGCCTTGAACGCCTGCCCGCCCGGAGACTGATCACGGAGTCCTTCGACGATCTTCCCCCGGAAAAACTCGCCCTCTTGAAGCAGCGCCTTCTTCGTCGCGGCCGCGAGCTTCTCGGGGGTGCGCTGTAGTACCTGCTGCACCTTGTCCCAATCGCCGGTCTTCAGGATGCTCATCCGACGCCCTGCTCCCGGTCCTCGAAGGTGACGAGGAGGAGGTTGCGCTTCAGGCTTGTGAGTCCGAACCCGCTGGGCTTGACGGTCGTGGCGAACAGCCCCGGAGGATTGGCGAAGGTGCGTACGAGCGCGCCATTCGTCTCGTAGAGCGCTGCAAGCCGGTCCCCTACGTACAGCTTCGGCGCGCCGGTCCCGGCGTCTACGAGCCCGGCCCGTTCAAGGTCCGAGAAGTGGAAGGTGAGGATGATGCTCGCCTGGATGGCGGCGCCGGCTGCGATCTGCTGCAGCCGCCCCTCCTCGTTGTCCTCGAACTGACAGCGTAGCTGGATCTCGGCCTTTTCCTGGCGAGCCGAATGCGAGCCGGCCGGTGTTCCGTCTGCGATCTGGATGGGCTCCTTAAAGTCCACGTCGAAGCCGCTCGTCAAGGGCCCTGCGCCGTCGGGGTCTGCTGCCGTTGCCGCCGGATCGTACTGCCGGATGGCGGCGAGGAACGGGAAGATGAGCTTACCGCGCAAGAGCCGCCTCCAAATATTCCTTCGCCGCTTGGAGACGTCGGGGGTCATCCCCCAACAGCCCGATACCGGAATTGCAGCGGTAGCAGAGCAGCCCTCGGACAACTTCGCTCGCGTGATCGTGGTCAACCGCGAGACGGCGGATTCTAGTATCGCTCCGGCTCACAGGCTCACCGAAGGGTGGGCCGAGGGCGGCAGCACCGGGAGGAACCGGCTGCCGCCCTCGGACCCACATCGAAATAGAGGAACCATCACGACGCTCCCATGAACGGCGGGCGCCGGAAGCGCACGAGCACCGTGTCGATCTCCGCGTCGCCAGTGAAGCCCGTGCTCGCCCCCTTCAGATCGCTCGGCGCCTTCCGGCTGATGCTCTGATCGCGCACCGTCTGCCCGGTCACAAGGCTGCCCCAGCGGCGGTCGTCGCGGTCGGCGCTTGTCAGTGTGGGGAGGTTCCGATACACAAGCGCCATCGTCACGCGCACGATCTCGCGCGGCGTCTCACCGGCGGGGGACCCGTCGGGATCGGTGTACCCCCACACTCCTGTCACCTGCACGTTCTGCTTCCCGCGAGGCCACGCCGTTCGGGAAAGGAACTCGCCCATCCCATACGCATCCTGCCCAACGTCCTCGGGCGCGTAGGCGAGCCCGATCTGGGGGTTCTCGCGGTCGTCAGGCGAAAGGATACCGTCGAGGTGCCGGTTGTAGATCTTGTACTCGCCGGCATCCACGTCGCTGTCGTCGATGTACGGGGAGACGAGCGCCACTTCCTCGACGGCGATGAGCGGCTGTTCCAGCAGCAGGCGCGAGCCTCCCCGGCCGTCCACGCCGACGACCTGATGGCGGGGCTCGAAGAAGCGGCTGGTGCAGCGCTCGACGAAGCGGGATGCCTCGTTCGCCAGGAGGAGGAGCTTCGCGTCGGACGCGTCGGTGTCTGTGATGCCCTGCTCCCGCAGGTCGCAGAGCATCGCATACGACGCCGGCATCTGCGAGCCGTAGCCGGCGCCGGCAAGCACCTCAAACTCCCGGTCCCACGTTGCCTCGGTCGAGGTTGCCGTCAGCTTCCAGTACCACCGCACGAGGTGCCGGCCGAGCGTCTCGGAACCGCCAGCCGACCACAACGCGGCGAAGCGTCCCAGCCCCAACCTGTCCGCGGAGAGGTTCACCGTCGCCTTGGTCCCGAGGGTAACGGGGAACACCTGCACAGGGACGAGCCGCTTCACGTCGCTGCTCGTGTCGAAGATCTGGTACTGTAAGCTGTACGGGTCCGCGAGAAAGCCCTCGTCGCGCACAACCGCCACCAAGATAGGGGTCGTCACGCTGCTACTCTGTCCCCGTGCGATGGCGGTCATATCACTCCCCTACGCCACGTTCAGCACGACCTGCACCACGCCGCATCGCACTCCGTTGGTCACGCGGGCGCCGGGGTGGATCTCGTTCATGCGGCGGTCCGCGCCTTGCATCGGGTGACGGTCGTGTGTACCGCGCCGCCGGACACCGTGCCTACCTTCCCGGCCACGGTGTCAATCACGTTTCCCGCGGCCTCTTCCATCGGCCAGTACGCTACCGGCGATGCGGGCACCGTCCCGTTGTAGACACGGGCGCTCCACTCGTCCCATGTGACCACGCGGTCCCAGAGGGCAAGGTGACCGATGCTGTCCGAGGCCGTTGCGCCAGGGCAGTACAGGTCCGCGGCGATGTCAACGTCGCAGGCACCAATCGCGCCGACCACAGGACGCCGGTCGTCCAGGTACACACGTGCCGTTGCGGTGTCACGGTCCACGACGCAAAGCGTCTGATGATGCCCGTCCGACCATTCGGCCGCGGGGATGAAAACGCTACCACCACCCTGCAACGACAGTTGGATCGCGTTGCCGGTCGTGACTACGTACCACCCAGCAACTCCACCCGTCACCTTGCTGACGACATAGCGCACGCCCCCGTTGTGGTTCAGCCATGCGTCGAACATGACCGAGAATGACCCTGCGCCGAAGTCGAAGTCGGCGTGCTGTCCGAGGTTCACCGCTTGACCCGTGGGCAAGCGCACGCAGTACGGTACATCCTCCACGATCCTCTGCCGCCTGAACGGCACAACCGGCGACCACAGCGCGCCCGAGATGGCGTCGTCCGTCCCGCCCACTTCCTCGCGGCAGGTCGCTCCGAATCCGGGGGTTTCGCAGGACCAGCGACGGACGAGGTTGGTGCCCCAACCCTTGCCTTCACGCAACGCGGCTACTCCCGCTGCGCCGATGTCCGCGTCGTACACCCTCGCGTCCGCTATTGCGCCACGGTAGGGTATGGCTGCATTGTGACTGCCGAGGTAGGACACGAACCCCGTCAGGGCCGGAGCGGGCCACGTCGTATCAGACAACGTCTCCGCGTCCACCGTGACAACAATCGCACCGCCCGCGCCCCCGGCGAAGCGCATTGCAACAGCATACCAGCGAGCCTCGGCTGGATATACGGACCGCCGCGTCGTGCCCGTTGTTACACCCCCCAGGTACAGTTTGCCGCCGCTTGCTACCAGTCGCAGCGCAGCGTACTGGTTCGCTACGTAGTTGCCAATCGCGAGGATCGCCGCATCCGCTACGTTCGTTTGCTGCGGAAACACCCTGGCCCACAACGTCCACGGCGCGGTCCCGGATAGTGCGACCGGGATGGAGCCGCTTACTTTGTCGTCCACCCCATCGAACCACAGGCTTGCGCGCCCGAGCAGCCCATCCGGCAGAACCAACCGCCGCGCCGGGCTCGCCGTCCTCGCCCCCGGGATGATGATGCGGCTCATCGGATGACCTCACCGCCCTCGACCAC